ATCAAGTCCGCCGTTGCGGGTAGTCCAAAAGATTCGGACGTGTCTTCAAGCCCAACATCGTCATTAGAATAACCAGAACGAGTCGTCTGCGTTGCAGATACAATCGGAACGTTGAACTCGACGGCGAGTCCTCTAAGTTCTTCTGCAATACTTTTAATGTATGAATATGAGTTGATAGCACCGCCCATTCCTTTCATTCGACTTGACGCACAGATATTTAGATAATCAATAAAGATAAGTTCTGGCACAAAGTTCTTCTTCAGTTTCAGTTCATTCAATAACGCACGAAAGTGATTCGCGTGTGCTTGACCAGTCGGGTATTCTTTGATAATAAGTTTACCCTGTGTCTTCGCAGCAATCTGTGACACCTTATCGGTGAACATATCTTTTGATAAGTTCTCCAGTTGGTCAATCGGGACATTCAGTAAGTTCGCATCAATACGTTCTGCGATGCGTTCCTCTGCCATCTCCATAGTGATGTAGAGAACATTACGACCCTGCGACAACCCAGAAGCAGCACAATGACACATGAACAGAGACTTACCTACACCCGTGCCTGCAAGGGCGATGTTCAGTGTCTTGTTAGGTAATCCACCCTTAGTAATCTGGTTGAAGTATTCAAGGTCAAACGGAATGCGTTCTTCTTGTTCATGATAGAAGTCATAACGACCATCCACATTCTCCAGATAATCATGACCGATGTTTGTATCAAAGGTCACACCCAGAGCCTTACTCAACACATCAGGGATTGCATTCTTCTGTAGAGTCGCATGTTTACCATCAATTATAGAGATAGACTCCATCACTGCGTTGAACACGGCACGGTCTTGACACCACTTCTCGGTGCGTTCAACCAACCATTCGAGGTTCTCTGGTTCAGGAGTGAAGAGGTCAGGAAGAAGGTCAATAGAGGAACGATAGTCATCCTCACTCAAACGATTGTTCTGGTCTATCTCAATCTTGAATGCTTCGAGTGTAGGCAGTTTGTTGTAGTCTGCGACGAACTTTGTGACTTCTTTGAAAAGACCCTTGTATACACCTTGGAAATAATCTGGCGAAAGAAACGCACCGACTTTCCGCATATACTCATCATTAGTTAACAGATTCCTCAGTATCGTCTGTTCCAGATTGATGTTCATCGTATATCTCCTTCATGTCCTCAAGTGTTTCTTCACTGGCGAGAATCTCACCCGTCTTATTATCACGAGCCATAAGTGTCCCGTCAGTGATTGCCTTCTCTAGTATTGAGTTTAGTATTCTACCACAATACTCCTGCAATGTCAAGTCTTCTGTTGTCAGGTCGGGGTCAGGTGATGAGACAATGGCGAAGTTGAATGACAGATAACCTTCATCGTCATCCAAATCTTCACCAGTATACTCAATCGCACCGAAGGAGATTACCGTCTCAGGAAACTCTTCATTGATACGAATATGCCATCCGTGTTCATCATTCTCTGCGGGAATAATGTCATAATGGACATTCTCACTCAACATACTTACAATATCATTGGGCATCTACAATCTCATCCATATCTACTTTTTGGGCGAGTCCGATTGAGTATTGGGATTTGATGAACTCTGCGAAGTCGGTGTTCTCGAAGACTGGAGTCCAAAATTCCTTTGTGAGTGTTTCTGCGAGGCGAACTTTCCGTTCATCACCAGCAACGCTATACCAACCATTGGAAGGCTTAACAACATACCCACCAGCAAGAGCAACATCCAAGAGACCACTAAAACGTTGGACACCACCTTCCCAAGATACTGAAATAGGGATTTTACTTTTCTCTTTAACATAACGAGATTTCTCTACATTGATTACAAAATGATAACCTTTGATTTCTGTGCCTTGTTTGTCTTGTTGACGACCCAGAATCCAGATGTTATCGGCACTATAATAGATACCAGTCCCACCACCAACGATGTCTTTAGGGAAGAGACCAATCTCTTTATATGTGTGGTTGACGGCAAGCATAGGAATGTTCTTCATGGTCAGGTAGGGAGTTACCATACGGAACAAACCTTTCAATGCTTTAGCACGAGACATATCTGCAACCGACTTTTCATTGATTGCATCTTCGAGTTCTTTCTTAGATGCAAGGTTACCAATAGAGTCGATGACAACGATGACATTATCTTCTCGTGTCAGTTCCTCAAGTTGACCAATCAAGTCAAACTTGAGTTCCTCTACATTCGCAATCGGCGTATGCAGAACTCGGCTGGTATCAATCCCGAACTGCTCGAAGTAAGACTGGGGTGAACCAAACTCACTATCATAGAAAAGCAGAACTGCATCTTTCTTCTCTCTTAGATATGCACCCGCCATCAGCAGGGCAAAAGAGGTCTTAAAGTGCTTACTTGGGCCTGCGAGGACTGTAAGTCCTGGCGTGACACCACCATCAATACTTCCAGACAGAGCGACATTCACCATCGGAACATCGGTCTGCACCATATCTTTCTCTGTGAAGAACTTACTCTCCGACAGAACCTCTGTCGTCTTGATTTTGCTGTTCTTCTTCAGTTTGTCCATAATCGACATTGTTTGACTCCTCACGTTCATCTAGGTCATATTGTTTACGATATTCATTGTTAATAGTAACACATTTCTCAAGTAATGTCAAGTCTTTATCAAACAATGTAAATGCTTTTGTGTCTTTGGGAAAACATGCTCCACCGAATCCACGTTTACCATCATAGCCAGGCACACGAGTATGACCAAGACCGATACGAGGGTCTTTACCAATCGCATTAACAATCGTAGGATAGTTACCACCGAACTTAGCAATCGCATCATAGAGTTGATTGAAGAAGGTCACTTTGGTTGCGAGGAATGAGTTTACACCATACTTAACAAACGCAGCTTCTGCGGCAGCAGTAAAGATATACTCATCAGCAGTGCAGAGACTATACACGGTATAGAGTTCCGCAAGACCACGACACGCATCTGGGTGTCCACCAATAATGTGATACTTCGCATTCACAAACTGTTCTTTTGCGTTTGACTCAGTGAGAAACTCAGGGTTGACCGTCAATCTTTTCACATCATCTTCAAACACCGACGAGAAGATACGGTCAACAATATCTGGAGTGATTGTTGATTTGATAACAACCCCACCTTCAGTATGTTCCAGTAGTTTCAATGCGGCATCTTCAACGATTGATGCGTCTACGAAACCGCTTTCTGCCATTGGTGTTGGCGCACAGATAAACGACACATGTGGTTGCCATTCTAACAGGTCATCAATAGTCGTATCATATTTTGGGTCAACATAAAACTTTTCGATATGTTCATGTGTGAATGCGTAATCTACAGCGCCTCCAACAAAACCATGACCGACAATACCGATTCTTAGTTTCTCATATCCTTGTGGTTGATGTTCAATAGTTTCACTCATTTAATTAGCTCCGTAATATTCTTTATACCAACGAACAAATGCTTCTACACCTTGTTCGATATTCACTTTGGGTTTATAACCCAGTTCTTGAAGTTTCTTTGTGTTACTCCAAGTTTCCAGCGTATCTGCTGGATGACGGGGAGCAAGTTCAATGTCTGCTTCCCTACCTAACTCTTTACTTATACACTCAATAAAGTGCATCAGTTCTACTTGTTTACCACGACCAATGTTATAGATTTCATTGGACGGAACATCTTCAAACAAAATCGTTTTGATGCCATTGACGATATCACCGACATAGGTGAAGTCTCGTTTCATCTTACCATAGTTGAATGCCTGAATTGGTTTACCTTTTACAATGTTATCAGTGAACTGAAACAATGCCATGTCTGGTCTACCCCAAGGGCCATAGACAGTAAAGAAACGTAGACCGACATTATTCAATCCAGAGATTTTGAACTGACACTCATTGACATACTTGGTGTATGCATATGCGTTCAACTGATGTCCTGTAACCTCGTCCTCTACCCAACCAGTCTTAGGAATAGGTGTTCCACCATATACAGAACTGGTTGATGCATATATAACCTTCTGAATATCATATAGTTTACAGACCTCAATCAGATTTTGGGTCGCATCAATATTATCTTGATGATAGATACGTTCCTTACCAAATGAGTCACGCACGTTCGCACGGGCGGCCAGATGGATTACCATATGCGGTCGGATTGCGTTGAATGCCTCGTCCAAGGCATCAAAGTCCTTTAGGTCACATTCATAGACTTGATGACCAAAGTATTCCACACGGTTCTTCTTTAGTGCAGGGTCATAGAAAGTATTGTAGTTGTCAAGACCGACAACATCAAACCCATCCTCTAAAAGAGAATCTGCAAGATGACTACCAATGAATCCTGCCCCACCTGTTATTAATATTCTCATCTTATCCATTCCTGTAAATATACTCCAACGCTCGGTCTGCTTCTTTGTCTAGTGGTCGGTTCTCGTACCAGTTACCAGTCTCACGGTCTAACTCAGAACACAACTGTGATATCTGACTCGCACTGATTGGATAACCTTTGGATACTGCGTTACCCGCAACCGCAATCATAATCTGATACATCTTGTGATACCACCCCGTACCAGTAATCGCACGGTATTCCTGTTCTAGTCGTCTAGGAAAGAACGGGCAGTCACGATACGATGTCCAAGTGATATCGGTATTATCTAGGGAGTTTTTACGATGCTCCATTACTGCCTTCTGTAACTCAGGAGGCAACCTATCCATGAATGTCCGACCACCCTGTTCTACATACGAGTGTTTCCCCATCAACATATCAGGGTCAATCTTGACACCCTCATTGGTAAAGATGAAACTGTATGCATCAGGATATAACGCAGGAATGTAATACATCCGTGATAGGTCTTTGGTCTGTTCATCACCCAGACCCTTGAACTGTTTATTCATTGCGAACCAGAAGTGGGCAAGGTCTTTAGAACCCACATGTCTGGTCAAAGGAAACACGAGACGAAACTTCAACTGTTCCTCTCGTGACGATGCGGTTGAGTAACACACATAGTGAAACCCACCGAACATCTCATGAAGATTTTCCTTTAGGCATTCAACAGGATTACTATCGGCAACACTAGGTAGATGGTAATCATCCACATCAAGACAAGCCCAACCGCCCCAATAATCAACATTCTTATTAGACCTTGTAGTATCGGCCAAGTAGCGAGCAGGACTAATAAGAGGAGAAGAATTTCTACCACCCTTTTCACCTCTTTCTTTTGATAATGAATATAACAAGTCCTCAAACGCAGACCAAGAGTCAAACTCTTGGATACGATGAGTCTTGTTGTCAAACGTATTCTTGAATATAGTCAGAGAATATTTCATTATGTTATAATATCACACTTAGCGAGATTTGTCAAGGAACAATTTATCCACCATCTCATCCCACTTGTTTTGAGAATAGGTCTCCATATCAGTTATCTTGTTCTTCTTGCGAGAACCCTTAACCTTCTTCGAACT